GAATCTTTTTGAAGACCACTATATTGATGTTCCAGATGAGAAGTATGACATTCTGGAGGCCAACTTAACGAAAATCGAAGAGTTGGAAGAGAAACTTAACAAACAGATGGACGAAAATATCCAGTTGAGAAAACAGAAAGGTGAACTTGTAAAAGAGTCCATGATTTCTGACGTTGCTGATGGGATGACTGATACTGAAACTGAGAAGTTCCAAAGTCTGGTTGAAGATGTAGAGTTCTCTGATGAAGAGTCCTATAAGGAAAAACTTCAAACAATCAGAGAAAGTTATTTCGGTTCCTCTACTGCTCAGGTACTGACAGAAGAAGGGTCAATCGAAGATAATACACCTACTGAATCCGTTGAGGTTTCTGCTACAATGTCCCAATATTTGAAGGCCATTGGTAGAGATCAAAAAGCGGCACAAAAATAATCTGAATACTTTTTAAGGAGAATTTATGTTTAATTCAGAAAATCTTCAAGAGAAGTGGCAACCAGTACTGAATCATCCCGATCTTCCTGAGATCTCTGATTCTTATAAGCGTGCTGTAACTGCTGTTATCTTGGAAAACCAAGAGCAAGAATTAGCTGCTCAACGCCGAATGTTGGCAGAAGCTGATAACACAGCATCTCACCAAACTGGTGTTACAAATTTCGATCCAGTATTGATTTCACTGGTTCGCCGTGCAATGCCAAATCTCATTGCTTATGATGTCTGCGGTGTTCAACCAATGACAGGACCAACTGGATTGATCTTTGCGATGAAATCCAGAAAAACAGATCCTCGCCCTACTACTGGTGCTGAGGTACTGTTTGATGAAGCAGATGCAAGTCTGTCAGGAACAGGAACAACTGCTCCTGCTGGTGCTGAGCCTGGATTGTTGAATGACACTCCTGCTGGATCATACACCAACATCATCGGTCATGCAACTTCCGTTGCAGAAAAAATGGGTGGAGCTAGCCCAGCAACTGCTTTCCAAGACATGGCTTTCTCAATTGAGAAAACTTCTGTCACAGCAGTCACACGTGCTTTGCGTGCTACGTACACAATGGAACTCGCACAAGATCTGAAAGCTATTCATGGTCTGGATGCTGAATCCGAATTGTCAAACATTCTCTCGACTGAGATCCTTGCTGAGATCAATCGTGAGGTTGTACGTACAATTTACATTGGTGCTCGTGAGGGTGCTCAAGGTACAACTGCTGATGGTGTTTTTGATCTGGATACAGATTCAAATGGTCGTTGGTCAGTTGAAAAATTCAAAGGTTTGATTTATCAGATCGAGCGTGATTGTAATCACATCGGAATCGAAACACGAAGAGGAAAAGGAAATATCCTTCTTTGCTCCGCTGATGTCGCTTCTGCTCTGTCAATGGCTGGAGTTCTTGATTATGCTCCTTCCATGTCAACAAACCTTAGTGTTGACCCAACTGGAAACACATTCGCCGGAACAATCAATGGACGTATCAAAGTCTTCATTGATCCTTATGCTTCAACAGCAACTGCTGGTGGAGATTGGTATGTGGCTGGTTATCGTGGATCGTCTGCTTTCGATGCAGGTCTGTTCTACTGCCCATACGTACCATTGCAGATGGTTCGTGCCGTCTCTGAGGACACTTTCCAACCAAGGATTGCGTTCAAGACACGTTACGGAATGGCGTTGAATCCAATGGCAGAAAGTCTTGCTAATGCAACAACTGCTATTACAGATCCAACTGATGCTGATGCAGCCGGTAAAAATACATACTATCGCCGAGCGAGAGTAAGTAACCTCATGTAATCATGAGTTTTAGGGGGGATCTTCATGATCCCCCTTTTTTTCCTACCTAAATACTTGTAGAGGAAATATATGGCCACTGCAAGTCAACAACCCACAGTATTTGATTACGCATCCCCCACAACTTGGAGGATAAAGTTCGCAAGGATTCCAAAAGTTGAATGGTTTTGTACCAATGTTACTTTGCCTGGAATTACTTTAGGTGAAGCCTTATATCCAACTCCTATGTTGGACACTTACCTTAGTGGAGACAAACTGACATTTGAAACTCTATCAGCAACTTTTTTGGTTGATGAAGAGTTACAAAACTACAGAGAACTTTGGGATTGGATGGTTGGCATCGGAGCTCCAAAGAATCATGCACAGTTTACTACAGCTCTTTCTGGAGGATCTACACCAATAACTAGAATGCCAGCATCTAAAGGATCTACACCATCTGAAGGTGGATTATATGATGATGCAACTTTGATTGTATACAACTCAAAAAATATTGCGAAGGTCAACATACAATTTAAACAAATATTTCCAACTAGTTTGTCTGGTCTAAACTATGCTCAAGATGCAACTGATGTAGATTACTTCAGAGCCGATGCTACGTTTAGATTTATGTATTATGAGTTTGAAACTGCAACATAAATAGTTCTGAGTCGCTCAGACATATTTTTAATTAAATAGTCCACTCGATTCATGTGCGACAACATACTTGGGTGCTTTGGGCGACTCACCTTTGATGATTTATTATGACCCTATCTGAAATACAAGAAAAAGTAAAAAGAGATCTCAAGATCAATGATATGGAGTTGGATATTGAGTCTTTACGTATCCCCTCACTCCATTCCAAATATCTCCAACTCTTAACAGAGAATTCTTTGAAACTCAAGAAAGCAAATGGAGAATTGTCAGTCCTTAGAAGAAACAAATGGATCTACTATACTGGCAAGGCTTCAGAGGAAGTTTACAAAGAGAAAGGAGACTTTCCCCTCAAACTTAAAACAAAAGATGAAGAGAGAACCTTTATCGAAGCTGATGAAGAATTTCAAGCCAAGAAGACTGAAGTAGAATATTATGAAACAGTTGTTGAGTATCTACAGGAAGTCATAAAGCAAGTAGGTCAAAGAAATTTTCAGATAAAAAATGCAATTGAGTGGAGAAAATTTGAGGCTGGAATCTGACATCACTCTCCAGAAAAAGAACGAAGTTTATCTTCAGGTGGATTGTGAGAGAAGTATTGCGAGAGAGCTCAATGAGTTTTTCACATACGATGTACCATCTGCAAAATATATGCCTGCATACAAGAACAGGTTTTGGGATGGGAAGATTCGTTTGTTTGATACTAGAACAAATCAAATCTATCTTGGACTATCCAGTTACATCAAAGAGTTTGCTGAAAAGCGTAATTACTCAGTAGATGGTGGAGGGTGGTCATCACTATCAACACACAAAGAAAATGTCAAGTCCTTTATCCAAACATTACAGCTACCCATTGAACCCAGAGATTATCAAGTGGATGCAGTGCATCATGCCATACGATCTGGTAGGAGCGTCCTTGTTAGTCCTACTGCATCAGGCAAGTCTCTAATAATTTACCTTCTGATTCGATACTACCAGAAGATATTATATGATCCCGGCTATCAAAACATATTACTACTAGTTCCTACCACATCTTTAGTAGAGCAAATGTATTCTGACTTCAAAGAATACGGATGGAATCCTACTCACTACTGTCATCGTATATACGGAGGTAGAGATAAAGAATCTGACAAGTTTGTATACATCTCAACCTGGCAGTCATTGTACCAACAACCCAAGAAATATTTTGACAGATTCAAGGTGATCTTTGGTGATGAAGCTCATACATTCAAAGCAGACTCACTCAAAAAGATCATGCACAAAACAACTGATTGTGAATACAAATATGGATTGACAGGTACACTTGACGGCTCTGAGTGCCATAGATTGGTACTTGAAGGTCTTTTTGGGCCTGTAAAACAAGTTACCACCACTCGTCAACTTATTGATAATAAACAACTTTCTGATCTAAAAGTACATGGAATTGTCTTGACTTATCCAAAAGAAGAGTGTATAATAAGGAAATATCAAGATGAAATAAAGTATATAACTGAACATTCAAAGAGAAATAATTTGATCAAGAATCTAAGCCAAGATCTGAAAGGAAACACGCTCGTTCTTTTTTCACTTATCAAACATGGAAAAGAGTTACATAATCTGATTAAAGGAGGCAAACATGAATCCCACTTGGTTTACGGAGCTACAGATACAGAAACCAGAGAACACATTAGAAGACTTGCAGAGTCCAAAACAGGAATCATTATTATCGCCAGTTTCGGTGTATTCAGTACTGGCGTCAATATTAGGAATCTTCATAACATCATTTTTGCTAGTCCTTATAAATCTCGTATCCGAAATCTACAATCAATAGGTAGGGGATTGAGGCTGCATGATAGTAAGGTAAGTGCAAAACTGTATGATATTGCTGACGACTTTGATAACAAGAATCATACAATCAAACATTTTGTAGAACGTATCAACTTGTATAGTAAGGAAGAATTTGACTATGAGATACATAAAGTACAAATGTAACTTGAACCCTGACATAGCCAGGATACAAGGTTTTAACCAAACAGTCAAGACAAAAATTAATGTCTTGACATTTTAATCTCAATGGAGTACACTATGACTAAAGATGTGAAAGAGAAAGCAAAGAAACCTCATTATGTTGATAATAAGGTATTCCTAGCTGCAATGTTGGAATGGAAAGAAGAGGTCAATGAGGCTGAATCTGAAGGTGATCCGATACCACCCATTCCAGAATATATCGGAGAATGTTTCTATAAGATAGCAACGCATTTATCTTATCGGCCCAACTTCATCAACTACACTTATCGTGAAGAGATGATTGGAGATGGTATTGAAAATTGTATCCAGTATGCAAAGAATTTCAATCCAGAGAAATCAAAGAATCCATTTGCTTATTTCACACAAATCATATACTACGCTTTTCTCCGTAGGATAACCAAAGAGAAGAAGCAACAATCAATCAAACAAAAGATGATTGATAATGACACTCTCAAAACTCATGAGACTCATGACTTTGATGATGAGGTATATGATAATACTTTTGTTGATTTTCTAAAGGACAATCTTCCTAGAGAGGAAGCACCCAAAAAGAAAAAGAACAAAAAAGGACTTGAACACTTTATTGAAGAGGATCTGTTATGACCACTAAATTTGAAAAATACGTAGATGAAGTTGAGACAATGATCTCAGAGTTCACTGCAAATATCCCAGCTGCAGAGTTGCATGAGATAGAGGATTCTATCGAACAGTCTGAGGCTGGATCTGGTAAACTATGGTTAGAAGATTTCATTGATGCTAGAATAAAGAAATGAGTAGAAACACTAAAATAGTTTGTGTCACTGATACTCATTTCGGAGCTAGGAATGATAGTTTTATATTCAACGAGTATTTCTATGATTTCTACGAGAATCAATTCTTTCCATACATCATCGAGAACATAGACGATATATGTGGAATTGTACATCTAGGGGATTGTCTAGATCGTAGAAAGTTTGTCAACTATAAGATTGCAAAGGACTTTCGTGAGAGGTTCATAGGTGGCCTTATGGAGACATGGTTGCCTGTGCATTTTATAGTGGGTAATCATGACATTTACTACAAGAATACTCTAGAGGTAAACTGTTATAAAGAGTTGAGACTCCCAGGCGAAGAGAATGGATGGTATGTTCATGATACTCCAGCTCTTGCAAATTTTCAAGGGTATGATATCGCAATGATACCTTGGATCACTGCTGAGACCTATGCAGATACCATGAACTTTATCAAGAATACCAGCGCTCAGGTAGCGATGGGTCATCTGGAGATAAAGGGATTTGAGATGCATTCAGGTATTATGTCAGATCATGGGATGGAGAAAACTCTTTTCAACAACTTTGACATGGTAATGAGTGGACATTTTCATAAGCGTTCGTCTGATGGTCATATAAACTATCTAGGATGCCCTTATGAGATGAATTGGGCTGACTCAGGAGATCCCAAAGGATTCCACACTTTTGACATTACAACAAGGGAGTTAGAGTTTATACCTAACACACGCTCTATGTTTATCAAAGTCAGGTATGATGATCGAACAGATACAGACTACTTGGGAATGGATTTGTCACACTTTGAGGGTAAGTTCATCAAGGTCTTTGTAGAACATCGTAATGATTACTATGCTTTTGATAAGTTCATGGATCGTCTATACAAAGAGATTTCTGTTACTGATTTGAAAGTAGTTGAAGATTTCTCAGATCTGAGTGCTGATCTGGTACATGATGATGTAGTAGAGGGAGCTCAGGATACTTTGTCTTTGTTAGATCGGTATGTTGATGAGATAGAAACCAAGCTAGACAAAGAACGAATCAAATCAAAACTAAAATCCTTATATATCGAATCAAGTGATTTAGAAGCATGATACATTTCAAAAAGGTTCGTTGGAAGAATTTTCTTTCAACAGGGAACCAATTTACAGAAGTGCTTCTGGACAGATCCCCAACCACATTGATAATCGGAGAGAATGGTTCTGGTAAGTCAACCATGCTCGATGCCTTGTGTTTTGGACTGTTTGGAAAAGCATATAGACCAATCAAGAAAAATCAACTCATCAACTCTATTAATGGAGGCGGTAGTGTAGTTGAGGTTGAATTCATCATAGGTAAGAATG